CTACCCAACAGTTTTAGATACCACAGCCATTCCGGTAAATTGCTTTCCATGCTCATCTCCTTGCCATAATTTTTCAGCCTTTCCGCCAGCCTGTTCATCTGCAGCTGGCATCCAGCGGCCATATACTCGCGCAATCATCGTCCAGTCGCTATGCCCCATTTGCTTGGCGACCCACATAGGATGCTCGCCGGCCGAAAGCATCATTGAGGCGTAGGTGTGCCTGGTCTGATACGGGCGCCGATATCGCACGCCGGCCTTCTTCATTGCCGGGTGCCACATGGTCTTGCGGATCGGTTGGTCGCCTGCCCAGCGCTCAAGCGTGCGCGGGTTTTGAAACACCTCCCGGTCAGCCAAAAACGTGTGCGCCTTCTGTGCCGTAAGGGCTTCGAGGGCAGGGCGTAGCAGTTTCACTGATCGCCGGCCGGCAGCTGTCTTGGTGACCTCGGCCTCTCCACCTGCCGCCTGGGTCATTGCCCTGCTGATCATCACTTCGCCCCGCACCCAGTCCACGTCCCCCCATTCGAGCGCCACAAGCTCGCTGGTGCGCAGGCCTGTCCACAGTGCAAACTGCACCATGTTGCGCGCCTGGCCAGTCAACGCTGCCAGGATCGCCTGCTGTTCTTCGGGCGAGAAGGGATCAACGTCATCATCCCGCGGCGGCGCTTCCTTCCTCGCGTACGTCCAGCCTGCCAAAGGATTCACATCGAGCAACTCTTCGTCGATAGCATCGTTCAGCGCTGAGCGCAGACAGCTCTGGATGTTGCTCAGCGTCTTGTTGCTGATCTCCAGGCCATCGAGCCAGTCGCGGACCATCTTGCGTCTGAAGTCCACCACCAGATGTTGTCCGAGCGCAGGCACGAGCCTCAGCTCGACGATCTTTCGATAACCTTCGAACGTACTACTGGAGACGTGTTTCTTCTTCGCCTCAAGCCAGCGCGTCAGGAAGCCGCCCACGGTTTCCCGGCTCGACTCCGGTGCGAACTTGGCCGCGCGCGCCGACCCAGGGAACGTGACGGCATAGTCGAACGTTCCCTGGGCAATGGCGTGCTCGATAGCTGCCTTGTGCTGCTGGGCCTTCTTCAGGTTAGTGGCGGTGGGCTTGAGCGCGACGCGCTCACGGCACCGAACGCCGCGGTACATGAACGTGATCTCGATGCTCGAGTCTGAAACTGCCCTGACACCGCTCCCGCCTCTACCCATTGCTCGTATCCTTCCAAGTCAATCAGCGTCCGGCCATCCGGCGCCTTGATCCAAATTTCGCCCAGCCGCCAGACCCCGTCGCGGATCTTGGAGCGGATCGCATCTTCGGTGTAGCCGGACTCGCCGGCGAACTTTCTGACGGTCATGTAACGCATTGATCTACTCCACCTGGTGCGTCAGTTTTTGGTTGTCACACTGGTCTGTCACGTCAGCGATTACCCGCCGACGCGGGAATGCTTCGCCCTCCCAGCTCCCAGGCCGACCACGGATCGTGTTGGGACGGATATAGGAACGAGGCGTCTTCGAGTCGAACAGGGCCTGGCAGGCATTGAACCGCTCCTGCTCACCTGCGATTGCCTGCAGAGCCTGGCCGGCTTGAGAGCCCACACTGATCCAGCCAGCTTTGTAGGCGCCGCGGCCTGTGGTCTTGAACAAGCGGTAGCGCTTACCGCTCCTGCTGCCCGGGCTAGAAGTCTCGGTGTTCAGGTAGTAGGCAACGCCGTCGATCTGCACTCGCAGCACGGTCTTAGGCATGCAGCCTCCGAAAGTGGTGAGCCAGCACCTGGCGCCCGTCCAGGCCGCACGCGGCCGACAGATCCAAGACCTGGCCGAAGGTAGTCTCGCGCTTCTGCAAGGCCTCCCACAGCAGCAGAAGCATGCTGGCGTAAGTCATGACTGTTGCTCCAAGGCTTCGAGGCGTAGTGCTGCGTCGACCTCGCGGTCCAGGTCCTCGCCAGTGAGGTAGGTGTCGCCGCGCAGCACCAGCAGGTCGTTGGTCGGATCCTCGATGCACTCACGGTCGCGCAGTAGGCGGTACCGGCGCGCGTCGGCAACCATGCGGACGTGCTCATCGATGTTGAACGCCGGCGCAGACTTGGCCTGGCCAGCTGCTGTAGCCGCAGAAGGATCGAGCAGCTTGCGCACTTTGTTCCAGTCCGCCTGTTCTGCTGCTTCATCAATCAGCAACTGGCGCCACTCGGCTTCGGTACGGCCTGCAAGACGTGCCTCGCTCTCGACTGTTCGGCGTGCATGGATTTCCTCTCGATCAACGACCACGCCCTTGGGCGCGTCGATGCCGAGTCGTACCTGAAGGCCGACGACCTGGGCCACGTAGACACGGATGTTGCCGCCGATGATGATCGCCTTGCCTGGTGAGCGGCTGAGCATGAGCATGATGAATCTCCTTTTTCAGGCAAGCCGGTGGCCTGCCGCGATTTTTGGCTTTCGCAAAATATGATTTGGTCAGGTCAGGGTAGGGGCGTTACGCCACCGCCAAGACGCACTCGGCGCGCCGGTGGATTCGAGTTTCTACAAGCTTGCGCTCGCCAGATCGGCGGATGCGGGTGAATTCGTCGGTGCTGGCAATAGAGTGGCCGACCAGCACTGCACAAAGGGCGATGATCGCTGGGCTGATGATGCCCCGCTTGAACCCTTCGGCAACCAGTGCCGCGCGACGGCTGACGCCCCACTTCGTGCCCAGCGCGAGCAGGCGTTTCTTAACGCCGTCCTCGCTGATGCCCAAGGCACGCGCAGCCTCCTTACCAGAAGCGCCACCAGCAACGGCCAGCAGGCACTCCAGTTCGCGCGGGGCTGCGCCATGGCCCAGCAGGCCTTGCAGATTTCCAAAAGTGATCGAGGCTACTGGGTTCATTAGGCAACGCTCCTTGCGCGAGTAATAGCGCAAAGATACCGTTGGTTATATTTATGGTCAATACCTATGGTTATTTTTATTGTGGAGACGTGAAAAAGCCCGCAGATCGCGGGCCTTGGACGGCTGAGGTGGGATCTAGAGCATCATCATTGCCCGCACCACGACGCCTATGATTTTGCAATTCCCATTTATTTGAATCATGGGATACATCGGGTTCAAGGGCTTGAGGAAGCGGCTTCCTGCATCCTCGACGAGCTTCTTGAAGGTTGCTTCATTGCTGTCCGTCAGCTTCGCAATCACCAGGCGACCAGAAGTTGCCTCTGCCTCTGTATCAACGAGTATCAACATGCCTTCGGTGATGCTGGTCCCTGTCGGCGCTGTCATCGAGTCGCCTTTGACCTCGAGCCAGAATGCTGCGCCTTTGGCTGCGTAGTCAGATACCTCATACCTGTCCGAGAACCCAGGCGGGAAGGGCTCAACTGCCTCCGCCCAGTCTCCGGCCGTCACCCAGCTGATCACCGGGTACCTGTAAGACATGGCAGGTTGCGAGCTGGGGAGCCGAGAATTGCCAGCACGGCCGATTCGAGCGGCCTCAGCAGTGGACTCGATTTCCTCAGCCAGGCGGGGGCTGAAATCAGCTACCGGGATGCCGAGAAGCTTGGAAAATGTTGCGGCAACCCTCGCGTTCAAAGGGTTGTAGCCATTTAGATAATGGCTCACTGCCGCCTGACTGATGTCTAGCTCGTGCGCGATTCGGTCTTGAGTGATCTTCAGGTGCTTTCTCGATCTGAAAGCCTCCTTGAGCTTTGCGCACTCTTCCGCCTGCTCAGCAGTGATGGGTCTCTTTTTCATGGCTCTATCCTAGAACCGCTGGTATTGATAGTCCAAAACCATAGGTATGGACAATTTCAATACTAGCGGTTATCTTTCCTGTCATAAGCCATCTCAGGTGGGTCTCATGACACCAATTCATTTAGCGGATTTCGTGGGTCAATACGGCCAAGAAGAGGCCGCCAGGAAGCTCGGCGCTACGCAGGCTGCGATCAGCAAAGCAATCAGCAGCGGCAGGCACATTCTCATCCAGCGCAAGCCTGACGGAACTCTTGAGGCGTTTGAGCTGAAGTGCTTCCCAAGCGGCGGCTCTCAGAGCAAATCTCGCGCCGACCTTGGAGCAATCATGACCGTTGTCAGGAACTTCGCCCAGTCCCCAGCGGGGGCTGTTTACTCATCCAGTATCCGACAGCCATCTATGAGGTGA